CCATATAACGCCGCACCTACGATTGCCATACACTCGCAATCCAACAAATGATTATTCTTGCCTATCTGCTTCCAGACAAGCCTTTCCCTTCCAGTCATAGGGTTTTTCACTCTGACCTTTACCTCTGCTTCGATATGAACTCGCCAAACATCGGGGGTATCCAAGGCTATGTAGCCGGGTTCTTTTAATAAGTTGGATAGGATGTCTTTGATGGATGGATTCGACCACCGCCAAACTGGGCAGAACTTCCACTTCCACCCCGCCTTCGATTGCACCGCCTTACCACTGAAGGGGTCTCCATTGGCGATTCGAGCGTAGGGGCGTTGGAGCTTTCGATCATCTACAATTTCGGAGAAGCTAGATCGATCTGAACCTACCAAGGCCATCCAGCCATTCTTACAACAATTCAAATAAACATCTCTAGTTTGATCGCCCGAATCGCAGAAAACGCATTTATGCTCTACCCCAAACTCCTCTGCCTTGGCTTGGATGTCTCCCCAAGTCTCCAACCGCCCTGCCCACACAAGCCTAGAGCGTCCCTCTAAATCCCAAGCCCTCACAACGCACCAAGCGTGGAAACCCCCTGCCTCCTGAATGTCGCAAGCCATAATCAGCTTCTCACCCATCCGAACCTCGCCCATCTTGTAGTCACCAGCCACAATCTCCATCTTCTCGCTTTCGTGTTCCATCCAAGGCTCTGCTAGAACTCGGTTCACGAAGTCTTGTAGCCCTATGATTCCATTGTGCTTATCTTGCAGAAACTTTACCGCTAAACTTCCGAAGGATACCCAAGGGGCATATAGGCCGTTGAGGTGATAGGAGCGTCTGGCTGGTTCTCCCTTTAGATTGGTTGCCCTCCACTCGCCCTCTCTTAACATCTTGGTTTTCTGTCCGTCTGTAATCTTTTCTTTGCACTCCTCGCACTCGTAATAGGTCGTAGATTTAACTAGCTTAAAATCATAAACCCCATCCTCAATCTTGGCCGACTCGTCCCACTTTACTTGCCCCCAGACCAGCTTCTGCTTGTGTCCACAATGAGGACAAGGAACAAAGTAGAAACGCATATCGCCCTTCTGCCATTCACTCCAAATGATTGAGTCGGCAGTTGTGGGTGTGCTGGTTGCTATGATGAGATGGTTTGGGTAGGTGCTGACTCGTGCCTCTGCTAATTGAACTGGGTTTGCCTCTCGCCCCGACCCCGCTTGCTCTGGAAACTTATCGACCTCATCCATACAGAGCAACGCAATCGAGCGACTAGAAAGAGCCGATGGGCTTGTGCCAGCCCACCAGACCGAGCATCGCTTGAAGTGTTGCTCTAGGATTTTAATCTTATCGGTATTGTCGGGCTTTTCCTTGGCTAATGCTGGGCAGTCATCAATCATTGGCAACCACCTAGTTTCTGTGAACGACCTAGCTAAATGCTCGCTAGGCATCACCCACAAGGCGGGGCAAGGTCGCTCTGCTATTCGATACGCTAGGCCAGCCAGAATCGTTGTGGTCTTACTTGTTTGTGCCCCCCATACCAATACAACCCGCCGAATCGAATCATCGCCAAAAGCCTCTAGCGGTTCACGGACATAGGGCGTGAGGGTTGTCGAATAAGCACCGGGTATGTTCGTTACCCTAGCCGAAAGGGTTAGGTTTTTCTCTGCCCATTCTGGGATTGAGAGTTGTTCCCTTGGCTCAAACAAAAGACGAGCAAAGTTCTTGGCCTCATCAATCTGGTTCACACCCCACACATCCCTTCTTCACAATGGGGGTGATCGCCACCAAAAATATCCATCTGCCCCTTGTCGAAATCATCCCTAAAATCCACTTGCTCAATAGGGGTGCAAGACTTGTGGAGAAATGGCGTGGAGTCGAAATTCTCGCTATTCTTTTTTGCAAGTTGCATATCCTTTTCAAATTGCACGGCTCGCTCAAATGCCTCTGGTTCTTCTTGTTTCAATCGCTTCCATTCCTTGTTTGAATGAAAGGGGCAATAAACACACGATGATCTTGGTGGTTTTGGGTATCCGTTCCTTTCCATCCATTCCAAGCAACTTTGCCTAGTCATTCGCTTTTCAATCAAAGGCCAACGACTCTGTGCCCAAGCGTCCCTAGAGGGCTTACACCGATGCCACTCGTCCCAAGAAATACCGATGTATTGAGTTACTGAAATATGTTTTTGCCCCCTCTTAATTTTGCACCTAGCCCTAGCCTCTTTCATAATCGGCTTTATTTTGAAGTCTGCCGTGCAAGACCTAAACACGATTTTACCCAGCTTGCCCTTGGCACTTTTTGTAAAGAATGGAATGTTCGTTCTGCTGAACTTGCGGCCATCTTTTGTCACCCTCATTTTTAATGATTCTTTTGAAAGACTCCCAGCCGTTACTATATAAACCGGGTATGGCAACAATGCCTTTAACTGCTCTAGCCATTTATAGACGCTTTCTGGTTCGTCTTGCGTATCAGAGAAAATAGCAAAGTCTGGCATAGGGGAGATTTCCCCCTTCGCACACATCAAGGCTAGGCAACTAGACTGAACCCCAGCACCAAGAGAAATGATGTTGTATTCCGTCTTTATGTCTGGTTCGACTAATGGGTTCATCTCTTAACCAGATAATCTTTGGCATATGCCCAAGCGGGGTTCATATGGATTTGATGATGGCACTCGAAACACACCGCCAAGAAGAACTCAACCTCGTTTAGCCTATCCCCGAACCTTCCTCGCCTATGGTGAACTTGGCTCGCCATCTTGCAACGGCACACTTGGCAGACTGGATTGTTTGTTAGGAACTTCTCTCGCACATCTTTATAAACTTCGTTCTGGCCTTTTCTCTTTGCAGATACTCGGCGTAGTTTCCCGCTTCGCTTGAGTGGGGTTTTGCGTTTAAGTGGAGAGCGTTTCATTGGTCAAAGAATGGGAGGACTATGCCAAGGATTGCGATTGCTACTAGCAAAACAATGAAGCATTCGTTCATTTGAATGCTCCCTCTGCTTTCTGAATCGTCACAAAGATTTGATCGATGCCCTCTTGGATAGCCCTTTTAGCACATTCTGGGTCGCTGGGGTTTGCTCTTGCGGCCAAGCTCGAAGGCATAGCGTCCATTAGATTTCTAATTGCTCCTAGCCATTTGCCGAACACTTCTCGCACCTCGTCCATCCGAATCGTGACTCTGTTCACCTCTTCCCATCGAGCGTGTTCCATTTCGGCTTCTGCGACTCGCTTTTTTGCCTCGCCCCATCCTTGAACTGCCGCCCTCATAGCTACCGGGTTTCTTTCGTTGGTTGCTCTCTGAACTAATGAGTAGGCAACTACCTCGGCTCTCCTCGCTCGGTGTAATCGTCCAAGCGGATTTTCCAATTTGATCGACTCTGCATCCGAGTTTTCTGATGTCTCTGATAAGCTCGTTGATGCTGACAAGATCGGCCTCGCCCTGCTTGGCTTCTTTTGATTGGCTATTTTCCAACGCTCTGCATCGGCCACGCTTGTAAGGGGCATACCTCTTTTTACTAGCTTTGAGATTTCGCTCTTCACTAGCCCCCACTTCTCGCATAGCTCTTTTTGTCGTATCATTTCTCACAGAGGCTTCCCACACGCCAAGCATTTCTCACCATCTCCACCCTTCTCGTCCTCTGGGCTAGTCGCTTCCATCATCTTTCCAATCTCATCCAAGCTGAACCCGGTAATATCAATATCGATCTCCCCCGCATCCAGTTCTTCTAGGATGTCTTTGAGTTGTGGCATATCAAATTCACCACTCAATTTGTTAAGGGCAAGGTTGGCCGCCTTCTCTTGCGTTTCATCTAACCAAACTGCCCACACATCAATCTCATCTTTCCCAAGTGCCAAATAGCACTTTAGCCTTTGATGGCCTCCGACCACATTCCCAGTCTTTGCGTTCCAAGTTATAGGCTGAAGATTTCCAAGTTCGCTCAAAGATTTTGTGAGCCTACCCAACGCATCCGAAGTGATGGTTCTCGGATTGTATTTTGCTGGTGAAAGCTCGCTGATTTTCTTTGTTACTAAAGATGGATATTTCATATCGGGTTGAAAAAGTTACGCAAGATTTGTTTTAAGTAGGTTTCTATAAAGGTTTTATAGGAAACTCGTACAGAAAAATCGCCC